TGACCGGTACTTGTTATATCCGCATCATAACATCCGTTTCCAGAGAATTGCCAGACGTTAGTGGCTGTCGCACCCATCTGGTCTGGTTTGGGATCCAAAGATATGGATGTATGATACACAAGTTTCGCATACTGAGCAGTTGCACCAAATGGGGAGCGGTAACGAACGTAACGAGTCCTACGTCTACGAGTGTTGCGTGCGCGATTTCTGGTCCGAAGTGCCCTTCTGCGGGAAGCACGGGCATTACTCATGGACCGACGAGCAGTACTACGCAACTGCCACCTACGTGCCATATTGACAAATGGGATCATGTATCGTAATAACCGAACATTAGAATGGTTAATGGTTGATCCTACCAAAACTACCAAAAGGTACAATGGTTAGGGTGCTGGGGGAAATTCTATCCCCAGCACCATTTCCGAATATGCAACGTCATGTCGAACCTACGCGGTCCAAAGGATGGTGCTTCACCATCAACAACCCGACTACTCAAGATGATGCGGACCTCTGCTTGCTGCGCCTCTCAAGCGAGTATGGAGTATTCGGAAGAGAAGTCGGGAGTGAAGGCACGCCTCACTACCAAGGATTTGTACGCTTTGGCGCGGCAACTCGGTTCGACCGCATCAAACGCCTACTCCCAAGGGCGCATCTGGAACCGCAAAGAGGCTCAATCCACCAAGCGGCGGACTACTGCAAGAAAGACGGCGATTTCGATGAATGGGGAACACCGCCGACTACAAAGCGAGACAACAAAGAGCGCTGGAGATTCATCATCGACCGAGCCGAACTCGGAGACCTCGGAAGCATCAAGGACGAGTACCCTGGTGAATACCTCAGATACTTGGACAAACTCAAGTCACTAAAGGAACGGCCCGTGACGATACTCGGCGACTTAAACAATGAATGGTGGTACGGACCAACGGGCACGGGCAAGTCAAAACGTGTATGGGAGGTTTACCCCGATCATTACGGGAAGCAACTCAACAAATGGTGGGACGGTTACCAAGACGAAGCCACCGTAGTGATCGAAGAGTGGTCGCCCAAGAACGACGTCACTGCCAGTGGGCTCAAGATATGGTCCGACCGATATCCGTTCAACGCGGAAATCAAGGGAGGACAACTGAAGAAAATACGGCCACAGCGATTGATCGTAACGAGCAATTACTCGATCGATCAATGCTTTGAGCGCGAGGAAGACCGTGGACCTATCAAGCGACGCTTCAAGCAAGTTTACTTCCCCGATTTCAACTGGGGGATTGATGAGATCATCGGGGGAGCGGTTTAAGGTCTACAGACCTATGGGATTAGTGTAGTTTTGGATCCGGAGGAGCCAGACGGCCGCCTTCTGCCGCCCATCCGGGCGGACGGCGCCTTTCCTGGCTCTCCTCGGGGGCTTTTTAACATTAATCAAAACAAAAATGAAAACTTTATTAGTTTTGTGTTTGCACTACCTCACGATCAAAAAACTTAACATAGAAAGTGAGCGTGACGCTCAAATACACGGATGGAGGATCCGTAACACCATCCGCCGACGTGATACCAACATAATAATAGCACGCACTACTAGGATTGGAACTAGTGTTCGCACTAAGGGTATCATCACTTTTCGAAAGACCCAAGAGACGATGAGGCGTTATGCTATTCTTCAAACGCGGTAAGCGACCGTTCAAGGAAGGAGCGATATAGCGCCACTTCATATTCGCATTGGCTTCTTCAATACCGATACTCATGGAACCAGGGTACTCCGTTGTAAATCCATTCGTGCCTTCTTTGAGAATAAACAAACGATACGAATAGTTGGGTGTAGTCGTCACATTAGTGCCGTTCCAAGTCGCCGTGTTAACCGCATGGTTAACAACCGTAACCGAAATAGACGACTTGTGCACATTGTAACGACGAAACAGTGCAGCATAGTTGTCAAAGAACATAGGTTGGTGACCGGTACTTGTTATATCCGCATCATAACATCCGTTTCCAGAGAATTGCCAGACGTTAGTGGCTGTCGCACCCATCTGGTCTGGTTTGGGATCCAAAGATATGGATGTATGATACACAAGT